GTTAGCAAGTCCATTGACAATGACTGTCAGGCTATGCCCAGATGGGCTGGTGCCAAAGACTTTCACTATCAAACCCACAATTTCATACACAGGATAGATACATTCAGAAGCCACACCATCAAATATGGTCAAAAGAAAAGTTGGAAAACCACATTCCTCCAATAGAAATTTGAGAATGTTATAGGCTGGGAGGCTGACTCCTGGGTCAATATCCAGGTCATAATGGGAATGGTCTAAATCACCACACCTATCAAACCCGAATTTGCCAACTCGTTCAGCAATGTATTCCCAAGCTTTGCCAGTGGCATCAATACCAACAGCACTCTCGAACTCCTCAGGGAAGAAAGACATCATGTTGATCAGTGCAAGAGTGATCATTCTGGTTATAATAACCAGTGACACTGGCGCACCAGCAAAAACGCGAATTTTGTCCGCCGCAATTTTCTTTAGAGACAACGGCTCGTCCTTTAGATTAGCACGGAAAACAAAATTATTGCGTTCCTTTCTCAACATCCTTTCCAACGCCTCTTCAACTTCTCCTTCCACATCAGCCTTCTCAGGGTCAAATTTCAAGTCATAAACCCAAATAGTGTCGCCATTTTCGTTTTGAGTCCTTTCAACAAATTTGTACGTATCAATACCCAATTCCCTTTTCAGCTCACAATCTTCCAAAAATTTGTACTTCGGAGCATTAAGCGGGAATCCCATGGAGGTCTTGGGATTGATAGGCTCAAAACCTTTCACGCCTGGCACGCCATTGCAAGCATCATCCCAATCAATAGGACGCACGTATTCCTTGAATTTGGCTGAACTCAAGACGGTTTCCTTCAATTTTTGCTTGAAATCCCATTCTGCTTGGGCCATGTACCTAGGTTCAATTGGGGGGTTACTTCTAGTTGCTGTATCCAGGTGTTTGTGCCGAGCAGGCTTTACAGATTTCTTCTGCGGTTTTCCAAACTCTGGCACATAACCCAATTCACTTTCCAAAAGTGGTAGAAGAGGAGAAAACACTACGTCTGATCGAAATTTGGAAGAAGGAAGTGAGTGTTCTCCAAAGACCTCCATGTTTCTTTCCTCAGACAGATAGTGAACAGGATTGAAGCTATGAACTTCTGTTTTCATTGCCAGATCAACACCAAAAATTTGGTCATCTAGCTCTGTCTGCTCAGCAACCTGAACTCCAGGAAAAGTCACATTAAGAATCTCTTTACTCAGAGGAATACAACATCCTCTATTCTTCTGCCCAGCAACATGAATACCCACAATAATAGGGTTGTTACCAGGTAAGACCACCATGGAACCACACATGCCCTTGTGCGTCTCACAGCCATAGGACAACATCTTGAGATCTCCACTACCAGGGACATTCTCCACTTTCACTCCTTGTGCTTCTACTTTCTTCTTGTAGGCACTTGGAAATTGAAAGGAAGACTCATCTCCGAACGCCACCTGAAGATGGCTGTGATAAACAAACAAAGGCGAACCTTCAGGAACTTGCCATTCTGCTTCTGTGTCCCACATGTACTTAGTAAAGTCCACGACGTCGCCACCTTGAGGAAGATTCACGACTGCCAAGTCATTTCCAAGGAATTGACTATTGGAATGGTCTACAATAGCATCAAACTTCTTCACACCCATACCAGGAAATGTCGCAAAAGACAACAACCAAGGAGTGGTATCATCAATCTGATGTGCAATCAATAACCACTTGGTGGCCCCTAAAGGGAAAGCATTACCCCACAATTTTGGTCCATACGTCTGTCTAGAGTCACTATCCCAACGTACAAAGGTCACACAGTGTAGATTCCTGTCAACTTTCTTCTCAAAATCATCAGATCGAGACGAAACACTGCCTTTTGGATATGAGATCATATTTGAATAGACCCTTTGGTACTTGTTATCTTTAGGAATCAATTCTTGTGGCTTTCCAGCATACTGGGAAATCTTCGTCAAAATGGCACCTTCTGGCTCCAGTTGTGGTGT